TTGCCCTTGCGCCGGTGGGACATCTCTATGCCCTCGAAGTCTTGAAACTCACAGCCGTTGTCAACGGTGATGCTCTTAAAAAGTTTATAGAACAGTTTACCAAAGCGCCGCTCCAGGCTATTGATGGCCTTGACCACGCTGGCCGCCGTGTGGTCCTCCACCAGCAGGACAATCCCCATGCGGGTCCTCCGCTCTGTCAGCACCAGGAGGGCTTGCTTGGAGCCCTTGCACCCCATAACGCTGTCCATCTCCCAGTGCCCAAAACTGCCCCGGCTCTTGACCTCCTCCGGGCGCTTTTCGATGCTCTGGCCACGGGGAGCCCTGGCCGCCTCCTTTTTGCTCTTGGCGGCGTAGTGGCGGCGGCCTTTGTCATGCAGGTGCTCCGGGGTCAGAAAGAGGAACACGTCCCCACGGTAGATGTAATTATAGACCGTATTCTCACAGATTTCCGTGTCAAAATGCTCTCCGTTGTTTCGGATTTCCGCAAGGGCGGCACCAGGGGCAAAGCCTTGGACCATGATGAGCTCCTCCAGCCGTTGGACCAGGGCGTGGTCATGGCCGATTTTGAGCTCCTTGCCCTTTTCCTTGAGGAAAGCCTTGTATTTGCGGTGTGCCACGTCCGCACAATAGACCTCAACGTCAATGAGGTCCGTGGTGCGCTGGACGCACAGGCCCCGGCCTATTTCATAGTAGATAGACCGTTCACACTTGCCCAGGGCCTCCGCAATAGCGGGCTTTGAAAAGCCTTTTCTCAGCATCCGCTCCAGGGTCTGCCGGTCATTGAGTGTGAAATGGGTGGCTCCTTTGTGGTTCATTTATAGCACCTCCAGAAAATAAGAAAAGCGGGGCTGTTCACCCCGCTTGCTCTGCTGTGTATAGCCTCAATAGCTCCGTTGTTTCTCCGTCTGGCAGGATGTCCTCTAAAGAACACTGGAGCGCCCTGCACAGCTTGAGCAGCGTGGCCAGCTTGGCACCACTCAGGTCCCTCACGCCTTGCTCATAGTGCTGGAGCATTTGGAGGTTGATGCCAGCGGCCTTGGCTAATTGTGACTGTGACAGGTCATGTGCAAGGCGGGCTGTTTTTAGTCTGCTGTCCACAGGTGCGGCCTCCTTTGATGTTTATAAACGAATTATATACCAAAAGGTATATAATGTCAAGATAGAAAAAAGCCCGTGCAAAAAGAAATTTTGCCGGGCAATTTTTTAATCCTTTGTGGCCCTCAGCCGGTCCGCAAGCATGGCAAGTGTTGCAACGTCCCGCTCATCCAGGCCGGACACGTTAATGCTGGCCAACGGCTCCAGGCCCAGAAGATAGTCTGTAGACACGGAAAAGGTCTTTGCCAGCTCCACGATGCTGGCCGGGGACGGGATGGAAAGTCCTTGCTCCCAGGAGTTCACGCCGTTGCGGGTGATACCCATACGGCGGGCAAGCTCCGCTTGTGTCCAGCCCCGTGCCTCTCTTAACGCCTTTATTTTCTCCGCAATCATCCGCAGCGCCTCCTTTCAAAGTAATTATACTTTGCATGGCCGTCAAGTCATTATCAAATAGGCTCTGTTGCTTGACAGCACGGCAGAGGCCAGATATAATGGGGTTTGTAAAGGTCAAGAAAGACCGAAAACAGAATTTTTGAGGAGGTAGAGAGGGATGCCAAATAATGAGCCCAAAAAGCGCCGGGGGTGCCTCATCCCGCTGGCCATCTTTGCCGTTGTCCTCATTGCTATCATCGGCGGGATAGCGGCAGGGGTCAGCGGCACGGCAGGGCAAAAGCCCAAAAGCCTGCTGGCGGAAACAATAGGGCTGACAGAACAGCAGGAGCGGGATTTGCTTGAGGTGTTTGACGCTTGCGGCGTTCTGGAGGTCAAAGAGGTCACCCAGTTCAAAGAGGGGGAAAGCCAAACCTCCTACCATGTCAGGGACGTGGAAACGGACCACTACCGGGGCATGGACGGGACCATCGTGGTGTGGCTGGACAACGGTACAAAGGCCGTTGAGGCCATTTACTTTGATGACCAGGACATCTATGTGGACGGGGCCGTGGTGGCCCAGGTGCCCAGCTTTTATGTGTCCTCTGCCCAGTGTGATGAGTACCGGGTCAGCGTCCAGCTCTTGGTCAAGGAGTGCCTGAGCCACCCGGACAGTGCCCAGTTTGGCAGCGCATCCAAGTGGGCCTTTGGGGTCAATGAGGACGGCTATGATGTGATACAATCCAGCGTAACAGCCCAAAACGCCATGGGCGTGGAAAGTACGGAAAAATTCCAGGTCTTGATTGATAGGAGCACCGGGGAGCCGGTATCTTTGAACATAGGCGGCACGGAATACATCCAGCAGTAAAAACATAAAAAGCCGGAGAGGCCAGCAGGCCCCTCCGGCTTTTTTCCATTGGAAAAAACACCCCCGGTCACGGTGCCGGGGGTATCTTTACCCCTCCCGGCCTTGACGGCCCTTGTGGGGGCCTTTACGGGCCAAATAGAGGCATTTCCCGCCGGGGGCTTTACGCCTTTTTCTTTTCAAGCTGCATGATGGCCTCTTTGAGCTTATCAAAGCCAAACATGGCGGCGTAGGCCACCATAAAGCCCACCACAACGGCGGCCACCACCATGTACCATACCACGGCCAGGCCCTTGACCTGGGACCAGGCGAAGAACGCCGCCAGGGTCAGGCCCATGGCCACGATGACGGCCAGGATGTTGGTGGGGAGCCGGTCCCAGGTGAGCTTTTTGAGGACCTGGACGATGATGTTAGTGAGCACCACCAGGACGCCCACGATGCTGAGAATGACGGACCAGTCGAAAATGCTTTCCATAACTTTTTACCTCCCGGTTATTTTACCCCACAAGGGTGAGGTCCTTGATGTTGACGGCGGCGGTGACCGCCTTGCCCTGGCCGATGACGGCCCGGTCCCCGGACAGCTCCAGCACCGTGTAGGTGTTGGCGTAGACGAAAGAGGCCAGGCCCCCGCCGGTGTAGGTCTTGGCTCCGGCCTTGACCTTGACAGTGGAGCCCTTGGCGATGGCGGCGGAGGCCTCCACGGCGATGTCAGCGGCGTCCACCCAGCCGTAGACGGTGGAGCCACCGCCCTTGACGGCGATGAGATGATAGGGGTGCTTGCCATTAAAGGCCTGAGTGACCTTGGCCTTGCCGGGCTTGCAGGGGGAGCTCTTGGTGGCGTTGGCGCTGTAATAATGAGCGGAGCCGGTAAACTCCACGATGTCACCCACCTTGGGGCCGTTGGCCGGGGGCTTGACGGTTCCAGGAGTGCCGGTAGAGGCCACCGGGGGCTTGACAGCGGAGCCGTACCCGTTAAACTTCCGGGCATCAATCCACCAATAATAAGACACCTGGCTCTTAAAGGTCTTGAGGTCCCCGTTGAGGCGGGCATCTTTCGTGCTGGCGGGGTCATTGATGCGGACCTTGCCGTCCTCCCACCAAAGGACCACGAAGTGGCCCCCGGTAGTCCACAGGCCCGGACCCATAAGGGCAATAAAATAATAGCCCTGTTTGAGCATTTCAAAGACCTTTTTGTGATTGGCGTGGTCAGGCTTGCCATAGGTCTTGGTCCAGTTCAGCATATCACAGTCAATGCCAAACTCCGCAAACTGGGGCTTGAAATAACCGTAATAGGTGCCGTTGCCCAGGGCCTTGTAACCGTGGGCCATGCTCCAGTTGCAGGCGTCCTCTGGGGTGTACTTCTTGCCGGTCATGGTTTCGATAATCATGGCCGCCGCCGTAGGACCACAGCCGGAGCCGCCGATGGTGGCACTTTCGCCCTTGACCCGGTAGGGCTTGGATTTCCAGCGGGGGTCAGTCTGGAGGTAGGAAACGGGTTTCTTGTTCATGACGTGATTTCCTCCTTTAGTCTTTCAGCACGATTTCAGCCGCACGGAGGGCGATGTCCGCCCCATACTTGTCCGCAAAGCGGTTGAGAAAGCGCTGGGCATATTTAGCCCGGTTTTCGTTCTTGGACTTCCACAGGTAAAAGCCGCCCCAGGTTCCGTCTGTCACCAGGGAGGTGCCCGCAAGGACGGCAATGGCGGTAACATCCCACCCCCGGAGGGTCCCGGCCACGGTGATGGCGCACAGGACCACGGAGATGAAGATGTGTAGCACCAGCATTTTCTTGGAAAACTCCATCCAATGCCGCCCTCCTCAGTAAAGCGCCTGGACGCTTTGCTCCGTCAAAAATTCCTTGTGTTCATGCTTGACCTTGCGGGCATATTCCAGGGCGGCGTGCATATCACCGTTACAGTGTGCGTCCGGGATGCGCTGGACGGCCTCCGCCGTAGCCTCCCCCAGAGCGATGGCGGCCCCCACCCCTTTGATGATAAGCACCTCATTTTTCTCACGGGCACGCTCCCGCTCCTCCTGGGCTTTGTCCCGCTTTGTGATGCGCTGCTGGAGCAGCCAAAAACAAAAGGCAGTAATGGCGGTGGGGAGGCCCAGCAGCGTGACCAGGCCCCCGACAGAAAGCTCAATGACCATGATGTCCCCCTCCTTATTCGGTGACCTCATCCCAGCCATAGACGCCGGGCTCCCAGACGTTGCCGTCCACGGTAGAGGTCCAATGCTTGCCTTTGTGGTTCACCTTAGCCCCGGCGCTGTATGCGTCATGGGCCCCCAGGGGTTGGCTCCAGGCGGGCCACTCCTCCGCCGGGTCAGAGGTCACCGCCCAGAGGGAGGCGGCCTTGTCCGGCTCCCACCCCTCCTGGGACGTGTGCTCCTGGACACAGCGGTAAAGGGTGCCGCCATACCGGCGGAGGTTGCCCACGGCGTAGTTGACGCCGGGCACCCACTCCGCAAAGAGGGTGGACTGTTCGGCAGCGGTCACGGCGTCAATCTGGCCGTTTTCCGCCAGCACCACAAAGGCGATGGCGGCGGCGTCCTCCCGCTGCTTGGCGTAGAGCTTGGCCTCATTGATGGCCTTGAGGCTATTCTGGGTGTATTCAACGCTCATTCAAAGGCACCTCCGATGCTGGAAATATAGCCGCCGGTGTCACTGCCCCCCCGGCTCACGTCCAGCTTGAAGTTGAACGCAAAGCCATTTGCGGCGGTCTTGTTCTCAAAGACATGGTTGGCTCCGCTCTTGATGTCCGCCGTGGCGTCCTCCCACACGGGGGCGGCGTCCTTGGCGTTGTTGGTGACCAGGACCTGGAGCACGGCGTCAACGGGCAGAGCGCCCACGATGTTGAGGACCATGACGGTGATGGCGTCATCGGCGTCCAGGGGCTCCGCCAGGGTGATGCTGGCGCTGATGACCTTTTTGGTAAAGGTCACAGTGTAGGGGGCGCTGTCCGCCTTGCCGTCATTGGCCACCACCTTGAGGGTGTGGGCCCCGTTGAGGATTTTCTGATAGTTGGCGGCGGTGACGGCCTGGAACGTGTTGGACTGGCCCAGGGTG